AACTGTCTGGATGATTCTTCCTCTTCGGTCACCCATCTGAACACTTTTTCCAAGTAGAATACCACCCTCTGCAATGTATTCGTTAAATTGTTTCATTGCTTTTCTCCAAGTCGTACCAAGAACACACGGTATCATTTACCCTGAAGAGAGGTACTCCAAGAACGGAGTCGAATGATTCTGTGTTCTCTTTGACTGTTACCTTTTTTCCGTTTAGAATATAGTCGCCTTTTATTACGACTAGATTGACTTTGCCAAATGATTCGTTCATTCCATCATCAAGTTCTGAGTCATTGTCTTTCAACCATTCCAAGAATGTTTCTTCGATGATGTTTTCACTTTCGACATTCATCTGTTTTGCTTCTTCTCTAAGCAACCAAATAGCGGCAGCCGCACCACCAAGTCGAGTCTTACCACCTGGCACCATCGCTACCAATCGTTTAATGTTGATGATAACTTTATGAATGTTGGTATACTTTTTACCTGCATTACGAGCGGCGTCATCTGCCTTCTCTGAGCGGATACGCTTTCCTTTTTCATCAATAATGCCTAACTTATACGCCTCCATTTTCTTCCACGGAGTCGCAAGCATTTTGATAAACTTGTAAGCCAAGTATGTGTCAACTAGTCCTAAGCCCATTAAACTTCCCTTAGTATATGCATCGCATCAAAGTTGAGACGAATTGTAATCAAGTCCGCCTCTGGTATTTCTGTTTCTGGAAGACAATTTAGATACACTAAAAATGTCTTCAGTAATGAATGGTAATCTTCTTCTATTTTAAAGAATAATATTCTCGCTGAGTTCTCTACCCCAAATACATTGTTAAGAATTATGAGGTGGTTGAGTATTAGTCTTTCTTTTAGTATTCCGCTGTTCTCGTATTTCTTGAATAATCGTTTTAAGTATTTCGTTCGGTTTAAATCATCGTGAAACTCATCAATGTTTACACACTGAGGATTATCATAATGCTTCATCGCAAATAAAACAAAGTTGTCATTATTCAAAGGTTTCACTGTCATACAAATCATTCTGGACTGCTGTTGAATTCCTGGTCTGCCATTGTTTCGAAACTTTGTCTCGTATCAGGCGTCACAGTACCATCACCAACAGCCTTTGATAGGTGTTTATTATATACAGAAGTTCTAGTTTCCAACGGTTGTTGATTTCCCATTCCTCTGAGTTCATCACCTGCCGCTTTCGCCGCATTCTTCAATGAGTCTGGAATAGAATCAAACTTATCTTGCTGATGTTTGTTTAGAATATCTGCAATGTCATTTGTTACTTTGTCGGGTTTATTTGAAAATGGGTTCATATTATTTCTCCATAATATTTATATCAATTAACTCAAAGCCAAAGTTAACATCGACGGCTTCAAGTATGGGTTTCTTTTCTTCTCCAAGAGTAAATGTTTTTGCGACATTCACACTGTAGTTTAGTTTCTCTAGGAAACTCTTTCCAACAAGAACGAGATAGTTGTTTTCAGTTCTATCTGCTAAATTGAATCTTATGTTCTTGTATTCTTTTCTTCCAAACTTCACATCAAATTCTACGATGTATCTATCTTCGTCTACACCAGAACCAATGTTGATGTTTTGTGTTTGAATAATTGGCTTGGTAAACTTCTTGCCAAGAATCTTGAAGGAAACGCTCTTTCCTTCTTTCTTGATATCGGTTGCTCCGATTGCATTGACTGTTCCGTTTCCAGTATCAATCTTTGCCTTTAGTTTTCCGACACCATCAATTGTAATATATTCAACAAAGCCAATTTCTTTTGCCGTGTACTTCCAGTTCTCTTTGTTGAGAATGTGGTCAAGAAGAATCCTAATCAAAGCACCACTGCTAAGTTTTCTATCTGGCTCATATCCGTGATAGGGAGCGGCACCAGAACCTGGCGAACCATTCACTTCAAGAATATAGTGAGTTCCTTTGTTGGTGATATGGTCAACACCAGCGAAGTAACAGCCTGACATCTTGTAGGCTTGGATTACTAAATCACGTTCGGCTTTACTGAGTTTATATGGTTCGGAGTCGTTACCAAGAGCCTTGTTTGTGCGGAAGTCTTTGCCGCCTTTGATACGCTTCACTGAGGCGATGATTTTACCGTCCAGTACAAGGGTGCGTACATCGTATTTAATCTCGATATACTCCTGAATGATAACCTCTGTGTCCTGCTTCCAGAGAGTCTGTAGGACGCTCTTGAGGGACTCCTGAGAGTCTATCTTCATCACTCCGATACCTTCCGCACCCGTGATTGTCTTGACGATGACAGGGAACTGACCGCCGATTTTATCCAATGCAATGTCGATGGAATCTTCGTTGTTTACAAAGGCTGTTCTAGGAGAAGAGATTTGATTTTGCTCAAGTGCCAGGGCAGTGCTTAGTTTGTTCTGGCAGAACTTCATCGCCTCTAAGTCGTTGACTGTAAACATTCCCGACTCTTGGAAAATCTTAACTAGAGCCATTCCTGCATTGTCAACCAACGCACCACCACGAACTAAACAGATTGTGTTGTCTGTCGTGAGACGAATGTTCTTACCTTTGCCATTGTAATTATGTACGACGAGTTCGTTGTCATCTAAATCTTTATCTACAACAAATGCGTGGTCTGTATGAATGGGAAAGAAAGTTACACCACGCTTTTCGCAGGCTTCTTCGATTCGAACAATAGTGTCTGATTTTTCATCGGACGAAGATGACTTAGTGAGTGCAACGAGAGTGGGTGTGGATGTTTTTTCTTCTAGCAACGTCAACATCGACCAGTCTACTTGCAATGATTCTCGAATACCCATTGCTTTCTTGAGTGCGTTGTATAATTGTTTGGCAACTGCTTTGTTGCCAACACCGCCTTGGAAACTTTCAAAGTCTCCCGCTTCAACTGCCGCTCTCATCTTGGAGGCGGACATACCCTCGATACCTTCTGCATCGGGGTCACGCTCTCCTGCACTTACCACTTTAAATTCGTCAAACTCGTATCGTTTCTTTGGGTCTTTGTGTCCGATGTATGGTCGAATCTGTTTGTCGAATGCACTGACTCTATCACCACCGACAACGAGGATAACCTTCTTGTATCCTTCGTCGGATAGTTGCTTCATCATTGCAAAGGGATTTTTAATCGAATCATCATCAATGATGTTCGCTCCCTTAAACATTTTCTTCATAAAGCGTACCTTATCCTTTGGCTGTAACGGATTCTTTTTCTTATCGTTACTGCGACTAGGATAGATTCGATGCTCTGCTCTTTCCTTACGAGCGACTCCCACCACCGCATCGATTAGTTTTTTATGACCAATCGTGGGTGGTTGGAATCGTCCGAAGGTTACAACGATAGCCTTCGTTTCTTCATTCAGAAATGTTCTGACTGATTTGCTCATTTATTCCAAGGTGCCTTGGAGCGGAGCCAGTTGAATAGGGGCACACCGATAAGTGCGCCGACACCGAAGCAGAGAATGCTCCACCAAACGGTGCCTAAAGTTTCGCTTAAAAATGCTAATGTCATTGGGTTCTCCTTCTATTTGTCCCAGTTCTTTGTTGCAGTAAAGTTCTGCATTGAAAACTCTAATCTGTCCACCAGTTTGAGTGCTTTGTTTGACAGTCTATCGACTGCAACGAAACCTTCTGGGGCAGTAACTTTAAAACCGTTGTCGGTTTTGATAAATGTACCAATTCCTTTCACGGACTTTAATTTATTTATCATCATAATTTTGATGCTCACTAAAGACTGTCGCATTGCGAACAAGGAATCCAGTTTGGTAGAGTTATTACTCAAATATGTAACTAGTTCTTTGAATTGAGATTCTTTACGCTTTTTTGCGGTTTCTGTCTTTACTGAGTCAATGGCTTTCTGCATCTTGGAGTTCAAGTGTGTTATGAACCCCTCCACAGATTCTGTCCCGCCGGCTCCCTGACGGATGAGACTGTTGCCAAAGATTTTGAGTTCCGAGATGATTGCGGTCTTTCCTTGAAGTTCATTAATAAACTTCTTGTGCTTGGTAGCAATCTTCCGTACCTCATTAATTATTTTTTGTATGTTGGCTGTTTCGGATTTCGTAAATGTTGCTGTGCCTGATGTGTCTTTAAAATCAGCATCACTAAACCAAACATCCCTAGTCCTTGCAAGTTTATTTACTTGCGGGTTGAATGATGCCTTCGAATCCTTAAGCGTTTTTCCTGTGTAATTTGTATGCCATACTACTCCTATCTGTGCATTAGTTATTTCCTTTGCCAAATCAGAATCTGCGGGAACCGCATATGTGATTGTGTTTGGCTGGAACGTGATATACTTGACACCATCAATAGTTTCTGTTGAGGTGTCTCCCTTAGTGAACATAATATCTCCCTGAAGAATTCCGCGAATTCCTAGTTTACCGAGATACTTCAATGACGCCTTTAGTTTAGGAACGAGTCCTGGCGCATCACCGTGGTTCTTGTCAATGTCTGCGTTCGTGTAATTAATCTTGGGATTAAGATTAAAGATAGATTTTGTACCAACAAAGAATTTCCGAGTTTCAGGATGAATACCTGCAAAGATAGCGGGAGCGCCGTCCCATTTGACGGTGACGTTTACCTTTGCTTTGGAGTTTCCGTTTAGCATATCTGCTACTGACTCTAGAAAAGCCAGAGCAGATTCAACACCTGCTGAACCTTCGTTCCACACGGAGTCTTCGATATGCTCTAAGTGAGTATTCTTTGACTCTGGAATGTACTGGGAAATTGACTTCATTTGGCATCCTTATTATACATAGTATATATGCTTTTATACATATAAGGTAATCTGAAAAGGAAACTATTATGACATTCCAAGACATCCACGACTCAGGTAGTGCAACATACGGCGGACCCAATCGCGGCGGAACAGGCCCAACTCGCCAAAACGCTACCGATATTCGTTCTATGGTAATTTATGACCCCGTTGTTGCTACTCAAATGACACTCGCCAGTAACGCTAACTGGCAACAATTAACTCTTACTCACGCAACTGGTAATACTCTAGAAAACGGAGTAAGAATCAAGAACATCAATACCACTGCGGTAAATGTTGGCTATTACCACGCAGATACCGAAACAGGTACAACTGCTGGTTCTGGATTCCAACTCGAAGATAGAGAAGAACTTTTCCTTGAAGTTCGATATCTCACCGATGTTAGAGTTAAAGGCAGTGGCGCATCAATTTCATACATCGCAAGTTGAGGTAGTAAAATATGGTATTTCAAAATATCCACGACTCGGGTAATGCCAAATATGGCGACCGTCCAGCCGCGTCTTATCGAATGAACGCTATGGACATTCGTTCGTGGCAAACTTATGCTCCACTGAAAACTGACCACCGAGAGGACATTACCAGCAGTAATTACCAACGATTAGCCCCTGCTGGTCTTACACTGGAGGTTGGTGTTACTATCAAACACAAAGGAATTGCGGCGAGTTTCAAAGTAAATATTGCAACATACAATTCCGACACAGAAGTTGGCACAACGGGTGGTGCTGGTTTTCAACTCGAAGGTGGCGAAGAAGTGTTTATCGCAGTCCGCAACTTAAGAGATGTTTGGATAAAAGAAACAGGCACGTCCTTCCAGCAGGGCGAATTAGTTTACTACGCGAGGTAAGATATGAGTAAATTTAAAGACGGAAAAGGTGGCGGTAAGGGTAAGTTTAAAATACCACCACAATCCAAGGCAATTAGAAGAAAGCGAAGAACCCCGCAGTTGTTCGCCAACTACGACGTTTCACCAACTGACCTAGGCTTAGACCCAACCACAATCACTGCCACTGGTTCACAAACCTACACCGTTCCTAAAGGTGTCGATACATTGACCGTCGAGATGGTCGGTGGTGGAGGCGGTGGAGGTAAACGGGCTAAATCAGCAACAGCACACGGTGGTGGTGGTGGTTCTGGTGCGAAGGTTGTCGTTACATTAGCAGAAGTAACACCAGGCGCAGTTTTAACTTTCAATGTTGCTACTGCTGGTGCCGCAGGAACACACGCTTCCCAATCTGGCGGCAGAGCAACCGATGGTGCAGACACAACTCTGACTCACAGTGGTGTTACATACACCGCAGGTGGTGGTAACGCTGGAGCAGGTGGCGGTGATTCCGCTGGAGATGCTCCCGATAGTGCGGGTGGTGCAGGAAGTGGAAGTGGTGCAACAGTCACAGCAGGAAACAATGGGGTTGCCGCAGGGACGAACTCTGGTGGAGCAGGCGGCGCTTCAGTTGCATCGACTGGTTCATTTGGTTTAGGGGGAACCCAAAACCCCTCGCCAAGTGCGGGTACTGCTGGATTCGTTAAAATAACCTGATACCATCATTGGTACTATACCAAATTTTATCAAAGACGGCAGTACACCAAGGTAAACAAACACAACACGGTTTGCTCATTCGCATATCACCGAAGCGATTAAAGCGATAGTTTACGAGGACCAGATTATCCTTTGGTCCTCTATAACGAAGAAGTGCATCCAACTCTGAATGCACTTCGTCAAATCTATATCCATACTTCTTCGCCAGCGGATGCGTCCGAAAGTTATTCGTGCCCACAGAAACAATCTCGTTCTTTCGAACGATGAGAGAAACGTGCTTCTTCGGTCGTGGAATTTCTAGAGATACGGGAAGAGCAACACTAGTCAGTTTATCAATCTTGTTTTCTATCATCTCTGGGAGGGATATCCGTATAATCGATAATTCCGCCTGGTTGCATCAATCCCTTTTTGGGATTCTTCTTTTTGGGAAATGCCTTTTCGTAATTCTCGGCGTACTTTTTCTGGTCTACTTTACGATACCTATCGCCTTTACCTGCACCGTGTTTGCTACTCATTTGCAATCACAGCACTTGCCCATAATCCACTTGAGCAATCCACATTTGGTGTTTCTGCATTCTACAGGCCACGCTGAATTTGAATCGGAAGGAACGTGTTCCGCTTCGACGATTGCTCGTTCTGCGGCTTCCTTTACTTCATCCTCTGTGAGAAGAAGGTCAACTGGAACATTGTCTACGCTAATCTTGGTGTGGTGATATTCACTCATAATAAGTCTCCTTTTAAATGCCTTGAATGAGGTTACCCCCATCCAAGGGTCCGTAGCCGCTCAAGCGGCCATTGAATAACTGTTGTCAGTTAAGTTTTTGCAACGCTTTTGTCAAGCCTCGTTGCCAACCTTGGGTATCTACTTCTTCGTTACTTGCTATCAAATCGATTCCATTCGCCCCCATCAGAGACACCCTAGCATTGTGTACCTAATCTTTCTGAAAATTAATGTGTTATGTAAGAATATAACTAGGCTAGGATGCCTCTGGTGGAGGCGGGGAGATTCGAACTCCCGTGTTCAATAACTTTTACTCCGATATCAACGATACCAAATTATGTATACTAGAGTTTTACCTTTCTCCAGATTTGGTCAGCAAGAATGTACTGAAACATTTCTGCTTCCTTTTCCCCGTCACCTTCCCACTCACCACTTTCCCATTGCTTAACGTGAACCAGTTCGTGAGTGATAGTTGCCATAAAATCTCTGAGTGGCTGGTCGTAAACAATCTTGATATTGTATTCGTGCTTGTTCTTTCCCTCTTCGCACTCACCCCAACAATCAATATCCTTTCGAGTCTCGATAAGGTCCACAGAGATTTTCATCTTCTCAGTAAGATTGAAAAAGTCCAAACACCATTCGATTACGCTTCGAGTGATATCCTTGTGATGCTTCTTTCCACCGTGAACATAAATCTTCATTTAATAACTTCCCCACTGGCAGCCAATACCAATCCAATGTTTGCAAGTGCGTAAGAAATCCAAACAAGACTCCACGCATATTCTTTCTTCATAAAGTAACCGATGCCTACAATGAAGTAGAGTAGTGCGGAGATTAGTGGCAGTGCCTTTACTAGTGCGTCAATCATTTTGGTGATACTCCAACATCATTTTGTGTGCTAGTGGACGAGAAGACTTCCTCTGTTCTATCTGCATCTTCGCTCCATTGTTGACTTTGGTGACAAATTGCACATTTGATTTCAGGTAGCCTATCTCTGAATTAATTCTATCCAAAGATGCATTACGCGCCGAATCAGAACCCCAGTGTTGAGTCCCACCAGACTTGGGATAATCAGGAAGAATTAATTTCTTGGTTGGTTGATATACATCACAACCATTCTGTCGTTCCCATAGTTCTTCTAGGAAATCACAATCGATGTCCGTCACCAACATATGGTCTGGCTTACTACCCTTCTTGCCCCATTCCCTACATCTTCGATTGATATTCCAAATAAAATATCTCATCCTATGATTCAATGGTGCTTTACCTTTATACTTCATTTTGTTCCTTTCAACAAGCACGCCTGGCAGGACTCGAACCTGCGACAGCCGGATTAGAAATCCGATACTCTATCCACTGAGTTACAGGCGCATAGTACGAGTGGCGGGACTCGAACCCGCACTTGACAGATTTTAAGTCTGTTGCCTCTGCCGATTGGGCTACACTCGCAGTTCGAATCTTCATAGTCATATTGTACATCATATTCATCGGAAGTCAAAACAAAAAAAGGGTAGTGAGGAATCTTTTTGAGACTCGACTCACTACCCTTGTGATACGTTCCTGATGAGAGCCAGTCATCTAAATCCTAATGAATCTTACTTCATCTTCACATCGTGTGCGTTCCGCGTTGGGATGCATCGTGATGTCACCAAAGGCTTGGTACTGGAAGGAACGAAAATTGGTGGACGGGAAGGATTAACATTTACCTTCAACTTTCAGGGTCATCTAGTTGATTATTCCCTACTCGCACTACGCTTGAGTCAGTCAAACTCTGCTACACTCATTTGAGCATTCACACCCCACTACAGGGAATCGCATACATTATTCTCAATAACAAAAAACATTCTGTCACCGTCCTATGTGGGAGTAATTAATTCCCACACATATTATTCACTTGTCAAACAAAAAACTACGGAGGACTTTAACCTCCCCCGTAGCGGAAGGGTAGATTCAATTAAGAATCAGAGAGCGTAACGGCTACCGAACTTGTCGTAACCGTAGGTACGAACGCCAGGGTGAGTGTCGTTCATAAAGTAGCGAGTCTTGCCAGTAGCAGTCTCTTCGCTAACGATTTCCCAGTTACCGAATGCTTCAACCTGCGACTTGATGTCGCTGATAGTGGCTCGGAGGTTACCGACACTGAATCGGGACTTGGCTTCGTTTGCGGTGAGGCCGTTACCGTTTGCGAGGCAGTTAAGAACTCGCTGGCGCTTAGTCATCATAGTACTCATAATGTACTCCATTTCAAATTGCGACATTCACTTGAAAAGGTATTCTGGTTGCTGTCGCTCACACCCAAACCTTTATTGTTATACAAGTATTGTACTTGCAAATCTAACCGAAGTCAATTACTTTGTTGCACAAAAGTGAAAAAGTTTTTGAGCCTCTACTGTAATCTGAACAGTGGTCGGAAATTCTGGTCGTTCCTTAATGGGACATTCGCCAACCATATTGTTGTCAGAGAAATTCCAGTTGTTCCACACTTCAAAATCGGCGTAGTACTTATCCTGAAGAGCCTGCTTTGCTTCTTGCCATACCGAGAATGCAAACTCCATTTTTTCTGTCGATTGGACAGGAGCGCCTGGTCGGTTTTGAGGCTGTTGCGGAGGCTGTGGTTTTCGCGGGGGTGGTGGTGGAATCTTTTCTCCATCGACCCACTTCTTCACGTTGTCTTCATTGAAACCACATACCATATTTCCGTCTGAAGAATCAAGGAAGAGAGGCGTACCACAACTTGCGTTGAACTTTGCCTTTACTTCATTTGCCTTCTTCGCTTCTTCTGGCTTCGACATATCAAGAGTTACAATTTTGTAACCTTCTTCAATCAATGTCTTAACTACGGGGTCTGCTTTCTTACACCATCCGCAATTTGGATTGGTGATGTAAAGCAATTCGGGTTTATTCTTTTTTTCGCTCACTGTTTTCTTCCTTAATAACTAAAGTTCATAATGGGTCGGGCGGGACTCGAACCCGCGACGAACGGTTTAAAAGACCGCTACTCTACCAACTGAGTTACCGACCCCTCGGGGTCAGTGTTTGGGTACTACTGGTAGCGGTGCTTCATAATATATATTCAGTCCTAATGCCTTCGCGGTATGCCACTCTGCTTTAGCACCACGACTGTCTTCCCAGCCGCTCATCATATAGATTGCAGTACAGTCTTCGCAAATCACAATCAAATCTCTTCGTAATGCTTCACGCATAAATTCTTGGTCTTCGTAGTCAGTGGTTGGATGAAAATCCAGATGACCGTTTGGTGGTTCACCTTCGGTTCTATCCATCTCGGCGGGATTGATAACTCGCCATCCTTGTTCTTCAAGAATCTTTGCTTGACGGTCGAACGCGGGGAAGTTTCCTTCTTCGTACCCACGCATCGGACCTGCAATGTAAATGGTTGGTTCTCTATCCATAAGTACTGTATCACATATTGTGATATGCTCTCCATTTTTCATTGTGGTAGTTTGCTTCTTCTCTACCCGCAACGGATGCTGTTTTCTTCTCGATGTCTTCTTGAATAATCTTCGAGAGATTAGCGTTACAATTTCTTAGTTCTTCAATCGTTCGTTCAAGTCTTATAATTGACTCTCTATATAATACATTCTGAATCAGATTAAACAAGCAAATACTTACAATAAGGCTAAAAGAAATTATCAAAATCCAGTCCATTAACTATCTCCAAATACAGTGTTCAACTGGCGGTTGCATCGCACGAAGGTCGTACACTTAGGAAGTTGCTTGATGACTCTAGCACCAGTATATGTACAGGCACTTCGGACACCACCTAGAATCTGCTGAATCGTGTCACATACAGGACCTCGATACGGCACCTTTACCGTCTTTCCCTCAGACGCTCTGTAAGTCGCTACACCACCACTGTGCTTTTCCATAGCGGTGGTACTGGACATTCCATAGAACACCTTGTGGGACGTTCCCTGCTCGTCTGTGACGATATCTCCTGCACACTCATCGTGTCCTGCAAGCATACCGCCTAACATCACGAAGTCGGCTCCTGCACCGAACGCCTTAGATACATCGCCTGGGCTAACGCATCCACCGTCAGCCATAATATAACCGCCGAGACCGTGTGCGGCATCGGCACATTCAATCACTGCTGAAAGTTGTGGGTAACCAACACCCGCTACCTTTCTTGTCGTACATACACTGCCTGGTCCAATACCAACTTTCACAATGTCCGCACCAGCAAGGTAAAGTGCTTCGGTCATTTCTGCCGTTACAACATTTCCTGCAATGATAATCTTTTCTGGCCAGTTATCACGAATGTTCTTAATATAATCAACGAATCGCTGACTATATCCGTTCGCAACATCGATACAAATAAAGTCCTT